TGTATCATAAATGTGGGTAGTAGTATATTGTCAAGAGAATATGACTTAACAATATATTCCGAAGGTATATCACATTTAGTATAAAAGTGATTTTTACCATCAGGACCTGGAGCTACTGTTGTACTATTCAATTCTAATACAAATACATAAGGTACAGCATACATACCTTTATCAGTATTTCGATTGCATCGTAATCCGTGATGTAGATAATGTTTTATTGCATATTGACAATCTGACTTATTGGATACCTTTACTACATGAGTATGAGATTTAAATCCTTTCTTTTTTATCTTAGCAATTTTATCAAAATCGATATACCATTTTTCACTTTTGACTGCACCATATCGCATAGTGTATGGAGTAAAATGTATATATATAGCCACGTTTATAACTCCTTAGTATTATGTTTTGTATATAATATACCAAAGAATAGTATAAAGATAGCCCAAAAAGGTACACTAAATACTAGATTTACTATTACTAATGTTAGAAATCCTAAGACTATAGCAAATGTGCTAATAAACACCTTAAAGACAAATATCGTGACACACCCTAAAATAACTACACCCAAGATAGTCCATAGTGTTGACATAGTAATATTCTCCTAAGTAGTAAAATGATATAAAGTGTATAGATACATCCATATGGATGTATCTATACACATTGTAAATAAATTATGCCTGATATTCAATAGTAGAAGCAAGACTAAGACTTGCATGCAACTGATCTGTCTGGATCAAGCTGTATGGATCTGATACTAACTCACGTACTGAAGGGGGATACGAAAACTTACATTCAATTCCTGAAATTGGAGGGAGTCGGGAACATTGCGCCAACTCCCTTAACTTAGGAATATACATTCCAATACTATTAATAATCTCATCCTTATGCGAATCCACATCGACTTTATCAATAATTTTAGCAATACAAGTCAATGCAGATGAGAGATTATCGCATTTCGTAATCTCCGAAAATGTACCAATACCGATGGTTAGTTTGCACGATCCAGACATTAGACAATTCCTCTTTTGTTGGTTGTAAAAGCTATATAAACTGCGATAATAGCTACAACTTATCGCATTACCCACTTATTGATATCCACCAAATGCAGTAATTTCACGAAGCTCTTGTGCCCCATAATCTGTGATATACTCCAAGAAAGATGTCATACCTTTATTAGTCATACCTAACGTATTCAGTTTACGGACATCTTTTCCGAGTTCAATCATCACTTCTATATCTTTGGTGTAATTTAATAGTGCTGTACGAGACTTTTTGTCAAACCCAGGAATTCCTACTGCAACTATAATATCGTCAATTGTCATTTGAGACATTGTCGAAACGATGTTATCAAGTAATTTATTTGCTCTTAACTCTCCAATCATATTTACTAATATTTTTTTATCTAAAGTAAATATATCTGACAGTCGCGTAAGTACTTTCTTTTCTACTAAAGGACGAATAAGTTCTATTCCAAATCCTTTAATATCCAATCCTGATCTACTGACAAAATAGTCAATCCTCGCTTCTAATATTGCAGGACAATGCGGATTACTACACATTTTAACTTTAGGCGACCTTTTAATGATCAGACTTCCACACCTAGGACAATGAGTTAATGGAGTAAAGTTTTCACTATCGATAGTCTTAGAGATATTTTTTGATACTTTAGGAATAACTCCACCAGACCTTACTATACTAATAATGTTACCTTTCCCTAACCCATTTCGTATAATAAAATCTTCATTATGTAAAGTTACTTTAGAAATTTTAGCTCCGCCGATAGTCACTTCATCAACGATAGCTACCGGAGTAATGACTCCAGTTCTGCCAACTTGGTAGATGATATCCTTTATCTTAGTTCTCATTTCCGTATCGACAAATTTCCAAGCTTTTGAATATTTTGGATATTTATCAGTATAACCAAGTTCTGTTTGTATAGATTTATCATCAATCTTCCATACAGTGCCATCGCACGGAATCTCCAATTTCTCAACTGGAATATTGTTATATTTCTCATGAAAATCTTCAGCTTCATGAATACTTTTAAGTTTTACCAATACGAAATCTGGGATATCAAATCCAAACGATTGTAGATCTGACATCATTTCATTATGACATTTATACCCTTCTATGTTGCTATTGTATGCTATAAAATTAACATATTTAAGAAAAGGGGAGAATTTACTATTCAACAATCCAGCTACAGCATTACGTTGATTAGCATAAGCACTTGCACCTTCTTGTCTTACTATCCCATTAAGGTTATTGAAATTTGTATAGTTGATAACAGCCTCACCATACACTTCCAATTTATCCTTAATGGGAATATTAGTTATTATTCCATTGATAGTTGATATGTGACGAGAAACATCTTCTCCCTTAAACCCATTTCCACGAGTAGAGACGTTTACTAATTTACCATTTTCATAATATAAAGATAAAGCTAATCCATCCAACTTCAGATCACCATATACTAACGCATCTCCTGATAGACCCTTAAGAGTAATCCATTTGTAAAATTCTTCATAAGAAAATACATTGCTCATACTATACATTTTATTCATATGAGTAATAGTAGCATCAGCAGTTTCAGATAACCCACCTATCTTCTTAGTGGGAGTATCTTCATGTTTATATTGGGGATACTCTTTCTCGAGTCGTTTTAGTTCTTCGAACATTTTGTCGTATTCAAAGTCAGATATCTCAGGAGCATTTTGTATATGATAAAGATAGTCGTGTCTTTTTATAGTCTTAGTTAAATCATCAATACGTCTTTTCATCATATCATCAATGTTCATATGAACTCCATAATGTTATGATATCGATTAAAATGATCCAGTAATTTCTATATCATTTTTCGTATCTACAGTTAACCTATACTCTTCATGCGAAACGAACATCAGTGAACCTTTTATAAATCCAATACTCTCTCTGTTCAAACTTTTCCAAGTATGGATATATACTTTTTCAACTTTTTTCTTTTTATAACCTTTAGCTCCCCATACTTTCTTAAATAGAGTATCTAAAGATTCATCTCTATTAAATCCTGATCCCATGAAATATTTAGTCAATTCTGCCTGTCCTGCTAACGTGATTGTTAATCTAACTACCATTGTATTTTCTCCTTATTTGTAAAAATTATATACATTATTGTGAGTAATATAACTATTCTTAAATTTATAATATATATGTAAGCATATAATGAGTTGCACTTATAAAAAATATATACCTACATACACCTATATAGTGGTGTATGTAGGTATATAATTATCATACCGATAGTTCAGTATACTTCAATCCTAAAGGTTCAAATATCTTTTTTCGTTGATATCTATGATTCATTTGAGATTGTATATGCTCATTAGTTATATAGATAAAGTGTGGAATATCACCATTTTTCAATTTTCGCAATCGCCCCAACGTTTGCTTATTTAGAGTAAATGCATTAAATGAATTAGTAACAATCGCAGTTCGTAGATTACTGATATCTCTCCCTACTCCACAACTCCCTACTGTACTTATAATAATATCAGATTCATCTAGTATCTCATCTTCTGTATCAGAAAAATAAGTATTAATATTCAAATCCATATACGGATACTTTAAGTATAAACTTTCCATCAATTTTGTAGCCATATCCTTTAGACCTACAAGGATCAATAACTTCTGACCTACTCTTCTGACATTGAAAAAATGACTTTCTATGATCGGAAAGAGTTTGCTAAAATATAAAGCCTGAAGATATTGTCGTTTGAGTATAAATTTTTCATATTTAGTCTGACTATATCCTTGAGGAGTTAATACCGCCTTCTCTGGAATATTATTTCCTATGTTGTAACTATATGAATATATATTTACATACTTATCATAATTTCCTTCACCAAAACGTATGTGTTTAGGAAATACAATTTCGAATATTCTTTTTCCATCATTATCATTTCTTCCATATGTGGCAGATAGATACAAGTTATGTTTTATATTAGTATTTAAATCAATAGTAGTATTAGTACTAAAATTCATATGACATTCGTCTACAATTTTAACCCCTATATCCAAATACTTTAAAAATTCATTAAAGGGTTTAAATTGATCATAGTTATTATTATCAGTTACATAATTTCTAATAGTTCTAGTACTTGCAATATAAAACTTAGGAGTAGGATAAGGTATGTTTTTATGCAATTTTGCTATCGAATCAAATCCTTGGATTAAATAAACTTCACCTTCCCTTAGTGTTGTGAATTGGTATATCGCATCTTCCCATTGTTGCGTTAATCCACTAACAAAAATGATAGCTCGTTTCTTTAATTCTGATGTAGCTTTTATACTACAATAACTTTTACCTTGTCCAGTTTGTAATGCTAATCCTCTCATATCTGTTGGATTATTAACTAGAAAATTAATAGGATCAACCTGATTAGGTTTAGGAGAATATGTAGAATCCATTGGAATTTCTACAGTACTACCATCGTACGGTTTACGAGTAAATACTTTATGATTTACTCCCCTAGACGTTAACATCTCCACAAAATGATCTAGATTATATCGTGGCATTTTACATATACCACGCTGTTTGTCATATTGTGTATATAAAAAAGCTATTTCAAACCGTTTTAATCTGGGGTTAAATTTTCGTTGAGTTAATCGACTTATATATTTCCCAATATTCACATTTGTATTTTCGATATCTCCCATTGGAGAACATTTAAAATAGAAATATGTAGCACCAACATAAATTCGTAACATAGGATCAGATCTCCCATTCTCATATATTTATATCCTGTATAGTATTAGATGTTCTAGATTTGTCAAAAATTACAATTTTATATTTATGAAATATTATTATGTGAGTGAGGTGGACCATATGGTCCACCTCATCTCATACTAATCTGGATACTTATCAGAAAATCCCATAAATGTATCGAACGGATTACTCGATCTCGGAACTAGATACGTTTTGGGGTGAGTTAATATTCCATACAATGTTTCAAATGCAAAGAATGTTCCTAAACTTCTATCCGCATTAATTCGTGGAGTTGTTTGGAATTTTACATTATCAACATCTTCTACACTTGGAATTTGATAATTAAACTCATTCGTAATCATGTACGCTTTCAATAACAGTTCTATATGGAATAAATTAGCAGATACTTTAGAGTAGATTATATTACTAAAGTCTTTTAATACTTCAGTTGCCGATGTATATGTAGCAATTTTCGACTCTAAGAAGTTTTTGACAATAGCAACAAAATCAAGCATATTATCATTGACAACTAAGGATTTAAATATCGGTTTTTCAATATCAAACTTATCCATAGGTATCCATACAGTATCCCCAATATCTAATCTACTATAATTATCTTTAATATAGATTAACATATCTTTAGAGAAATATGGAAATCGTTTAGCACTTTCCATATTCACAATCTTAGTCACATAATCGTCAGTATGATAAGATGAGATCATCATTTTAGTAATTTTACTAAAATGTTCTTCATTAATAGCTGCACGACTTTTGATCAACCGCAGATCAGAAATTCTACTAATATCATTAATAGGTATTCCAATTTTCCAATCTTTAAGTGCAATTTCTCTGTCTTTTCTAAAATAGACTTTATCGTTGCGATTAATTAGAAATGATCTCAACTCTTCTGGCGGATAGTACGTTACTGTATCAGTCTTCTGTAGATGTTTAGCACTTAATATTTTCTGAGTAGCTTGACCTGCTACTTTTGTTGCAGATCCTATACCAATTCGGGGACCTTCGATGAGGAAGTTAGTCATTCTCCCACCACAAACTTCACATACACCATCAGTATATTTACACGCCATAGGGGATCGTAAATCGACAGTACTTCCAATCAAATCTTTATAATTGTCAAAAGTTATCTCTTTGATCTTACCCTTATCGACATAATACTTACCAACACAATCTTTAGCATTATTCTTATGGATATAGTAAGGTATAGTATTTGTAGTTCCACAATCTCCAGGATATACCCAAGAGATACTTGAAGCTATCAAGTGCAATTTTCGAGCAAAATACTGACTGTTGGGTAATGCAATACGATTATAAAAAGCACACTTCTTAGCAGCCAAACTTTCAACCATATATTCAAGGATGTTAGAAAGTCCATCAACAAAAGATGATTGAATTGGATATCGAATCATTACGTCATTTACGTCCGTACGTGTTCCGACACCTAACAACATTTGTGGCAATTGCATCTTATTGACATACCCAAGAATATGATAATCGTACAATACATTTTCAGGAAATGGATCTTGCAACGCCTTATCCAATTCCTTATTCCGTTCCTCCAACTGTACTTCAATTACTTTAGTTAGAACATTTTCATCGTAGTGTACTTTATCAACTATCTTCTTAATAGGTTCAGCTTCTAACATATCAGCCAACTCAATAATGGAAATAGAACAATGATATTCATTACACTCTTCAATAATAAAATTGTGTAAATCGTTAACAACTGTCCAAAAGTCGTACTGACTTTGTGTAGTACGTTTTATATCCAGTATATCTCTATATATATCAGTTAACAATTCTTGAATAGAACTCTTATCGATATTACTATCTTTCATGATATATTTAGTAGTAACTGGCATATCCCATTTTACAAGTACCCACCAAAAATGCAGATGCAAAATAAGATATTTTCTTTTTATCTTTACAGTCTTATCACTCAATTGTATATTTACATTCTTGCAATCCATTGCCAACAATTCAGATATTGTATCTTGATAGTTAGCAATTTTATCATACGTGACAGTTAACATTATTTCAACGCCTCCTCACCAAAATATTCAATTACCTTACTTTCGTCAAGAGGATCTGATAGTGTATTTCTACTATCAATTCCGACAGTAGATAACATATGGTGTACTATTCCCATAATGCTATTAGTCTCAATCAATTCTTTATTACTGATATTGACCCGATTCATTCGAGATGGATGAGGGTGTACTAACAATGTATCAGCTAACATATCAACTCCTTTAGGAGAGTTAGCTTGCAAACATCCTATTCTTACGACCTCTGAAGTATCGGGAACAGCTTCTACTTCAATTCGTTGTTCATCTTCGCCAAACCGAGTAGGAGTTTGTGATATCTGATATCCCTTTCTTGATTCAGTTGATGGTCGAATAGGAGTTTTATATTGATTGACATATCCAAATCCAGCTGCTGAAGGTACAGGCATTTTATAAAGTAAGTATAGATATTTTGAACCTATACATACATTTTTCTTAGTCCGAATTCGTTTCTTTGTACCATCCCGTTTTATTAGGTTATATTCGACTGGAGTAATTTTTACATCATAAATATCCCGTAAGGTTCTTACTAGTTTTGTACTGATCGTATTAAGACCTGGCGGTATGTGCAAATATATACCTTTCTGAATAACTTGATCAACAAAATGCTTCTGCTCTTCAGGACTGACATAAGTCTCTCTAGCAAGTTTTCCATAATTGGGATTTATGGTATCAAAATATTCCATAATAAATTCAAATGGGTTAGCGACCTCTCCCGAACAAATCTTCATTCTAACAAATTCAGATACTCTATTGATGTATCCTTCATATAACTGTCCAGGATTCATACGATTGAAGGTAGCGAGCGGATCGATACATAGATCTGCACGAAATCCAAAATCATCAACAGGCATATCTTCATCTTCCCATACGCTACATACAATACCTTTACCACCATCTCGACCGCTAAATTTAAATCCTTTGCCGGGATAGATGGGATGGGTATAAGTAACTTCAATCTGAAGATATTCAATAAGAGTATCTTTATCAACTAATTTAGTGCTACTTTTGAAAGGCACACCTTTCATTCGAACACCAGCAGCCCCTAACCTTTCCATACAACGAGTAACTAAAGTATTGAACTCATCACTCAATTCATATTTACCTTTGTATGTCTGATATACTTCAATTACTCGTTTGTAAAAAACATTAGCAGCTTCAGTATACTTCTTTACTTGTGTATAAAGATGAAGAGGTACTTTAGCCTTATTTACATGAAAATTAATATCAAGAATAACACTTCCTGCAGGAGCACAATATATCTTATCATGTAAATAACTAGGAGTATGTAATGCAATATCCATAGTATCACTAATGAATGTGTCTTCGTTAGGTGTACGAAATGCACACAAAATACCATCTTCTCTAACTACTTCACCAATGTCAGGAAGAAATTTTATCTCACTATCGTCACCATAAAGATTTAGCGGGTGTTGATTGGGAGATATGTTAATAGTCATAGTTTTAATAGCTCTTGTTTGCATTTTCTTAGCCAAAGATTTACTAATAACAAATGCATCTTCAATAGTACCTTGAAGTGTCATACAGGCTACATTTGCATTTACTCCCAATCCGTATTTGGCACCATCATGGATAGGACTAGAAGTCAATTTAGTTTCTTTGTCCAAATAAGTACCAGGGCGTAATAGGTGTTGGTTATATTGATTGTTATAATAACCATACCCATCAGTACCTTTAGTATATTTATCGACTTGACAATAATGTATCTTTTTATCATTCAGTCCTAAATATACTAAGTAAAGTGTTGGATTATCTTTGATTTGATATATTCCTGACACTGTCCGATATTTGGGAATCACATCCAAGATTTCTGCATCCTGATCTCTATCGGATGTACTATATTCATATTTCCCAACCATATGTTCATATCCGGAAAAAATCTTCGGATACTCCCCACCATCCAACACCAAACACTGATTGAGATGATGTGCTGCCATATCCACTCGACCACTTGAAAGTTGTGCAAGAAATGGAAACAGTAATGTCTCAAAACCAATTAGTCGTGGATCAAAGTTTACGTTATTACAATATTCGTCCAAAGGTTGTGACATATATTATCCCTCCTTAAGGATTAATAAATGTAAACTATATAAAACTATATACGTCTATCTTATAGATAATATATATTTAAATACGTAAGGAGATATAGTAACATGAATATTCTCGAGCTTCTGACTAGAAAATTTGGAACGTATGAAAATACCGATAACGCTTGGGTACAATTTGTTAAAGATCATAAAGCTCTGATATTACAAAATTCAATTATAAGAGAACCATCATTAGTCTACCAATATCCTCACGAATATAACTTAATCAAATATCTAAAATCGATAGCTTTTGATACTTCCGCTATGTGGATTGTCAGGTATATAAACAATTATGATACAGATAAAGATTTTGCCAGTATCGCAAAAATACATATACCAGACATAACCCACATTCGCGAATTGTATGAACTTTACAGAACTAATGTGGCATCTGAAAAGAGTCTTTAGGATACCAAATAACTTCTTGTACGATTGGAAGTATCCATGTAAACGGAAACATATCTATAAAGGTATACCAATCTTCCTGCGTGGGGAGATTGGTAATACCTGATCCCCGAATATCGAATACTAATCCTCTATATGACTTCCCTCGAACTAAATCCAATAACTCAGTAGAAAGCGTTCTTTCAATTCTACCTATAGTATCTAATAGGCGACTAAATGACAAATTGTGTTTAGTATCTTGAAATATATTAACTACTTTATCTCGATAGTTATCTTCCGATTGTGCAATCTTACTGATATTCATTTTTGATATTGAGTCTACTAATGAATCGGTAGAAGATTCGGGATAAATTGATTTTTCCAAATGTACCCACTCTTTAACTAGATTACGTACAATTTGGTATCCTAACATATAGTCAGCAGGTTCAACTGTAGGATTTGCTACAATAAATCTGGACTTTTGAGATTTTAATTTTCCTTGAATTGTTAAATATTCAGATTGCATATCATTATTCCCCTTGAGTCTTTGGCATTAAACTAGATTGACTTAATTCCAAAATTTGTGAATAGTCTGCAGCTAGTGGTAATAATTCTGAACTGATTTGAGCTAAACAATCATGGATAATTGCTAAAGCTGGATCAACCTGTTCGTGTGCAGCAGCGTGTCGATTCGCTCCAGCACTTGGTGTTGCTGGATCATTTGGTGGATTCTCACCAGATCCCGATCCTAGGTCTGTACTAGGCTGGGAATAGCATCCGCCGTATCCCCCAGTTGAATAGCTACTAGCCTGTATTGGTCCAGCTACTACTGAATCGGCTTTCACACTACCTTGCAGACCAACAGTACTTCCTGACATAACTACATTACTTCCAGACACACTAATGCCAGGACTAGATACTGAACAAGTCTGATCAAAATTGAAAGTTCCTACTGGAGCCTTTAATAGCATCTGACGTCCAGCTTTTATTATAACATCTTGTGGAGCTCCAATAATACAATCTTCAGCGTTTAAATCAACAAAAGTCCCTGAACGATTACTGGATCGAATTCTTGGAGTATCGGACTCTAAAAGAATTTCATTTTCACCGTCATCCATAATCTGAATAGTTCGAGCCTTAGCGTCGATTTTAATCAAATACTTATACTTTTCATTAGCAGCATCGCTAGTTTTAATGGTGATAGTTTTCTTATGGAGAGTATCGATTTCAAAAATATAAGCATCATCAATTTCATCATATTCTTTATCTTTATCAGGTTGATCTGATACTGATATCCGATAAGTATCCAATCGACGTAATTTATCTTTCTGTCCAGTTGGATGCCAAAGATATACATCTGTATCTGCATATTGAAAAATAATTACTTGTTCCCCTTTACGTAACTGAGGGATATCTGACCTATTGGTAATTAAATTAAAAAATGTAGCTGTAATAACATTTGTCGTAGTTACTTTAGAATTTATGATGTTTTTAGTATCATTATCAATATATGAAATAATTTCCCTTCCTTCATCGTCCGACAAAGAACCCGTTAAATGTGGAAGCATTTCAGGAATATAAACTTTAAGTAAATTTGAATCAATCACCTTATCTTCGGCTACAATACCCATGTACGTTTTCCAATCACTATTCCGCAAATCGTTCATTGTATCCATAATGCAATACCTCTATCAAAAAATAATACGGAAAGGGGAATATGATATTCCCCTTCCGTAATGTTTATATTTGTTTTCTAAAGTAGTGGTGTAGGTGACGACAGTACTGGAGTGCCATATCCAGAAACTGATGGCTGATTACCAATCTGTACTTGTGCATTATGTACACCACCAATTGGACCATACCCAGGATTGGGAAATCCTGTATTATACATCGGGACTGTAGGTTGAGGAACTGCACCATACGGATTGGGCATATTCCCCATCATTCCAACCTGAGGCACATTGGATGGAATCATATTTACAGTATTGGGGTATGTTAGATATGTTGGATTTGTCTGAGGGCCGGGAATACCCATTGTAGCATGTGGGGAAGGGACAGCTTGGGGAAGTTGATTCGGTACCATATACGAATTCGGCATTGGCATATTCCCCATACCTCCCGACTGTACTGGTACATTTCCATGACCACCAGGCATCGGCATACCACCAATAGATTCTCTACCAGGGATATTTTGCCCAGGCATTGGCATATTGCGCGCCTGAGATTCAGTTCTCTGTGATGGCTGAGCTATTGTGGGTTGTACAAAAGATTTGGCTTTTTCGAAATACGAATCCAAATCTTCAATTATTGCACCCAATCGATCAACATCAATACTGAATCTAAAAGTATCAGCATCTGTACCCAATACGGCATCCATCATCAGAAAATACGAATTGAGAACAGTGTATACTTTATGATATACTTTCAATGTAGCTTCCAGTTTTGGATATCCGAGTGAAGAAGCTTTTGCTGAATATTCTTTGAAGATATCATCAAAAGGCATATCTACTTCCAAATGGAAGATATCAGCAAAAAGCTGTTCCAGAAAATTCCAAGTCTTTTTTCGGACTTTATAATCTTCTTTAAACGATTCCCCTTCAAACAAATTACACTGAAACTGTGCAAGCTTATGCCTCTTATTGAAGAAGATGGAGATCAGTTTTCGGAGATTCTGGCAGATCGTATCAACCTCTTTCGGCGTTTTGTTATCTACCAATTTAATATACGGACTAACCAATTTGACTATCTTTGGTGGCATATCTTCTTTGTTCAATGCATTTTCGACAACGAATTCGATCAATTTCATGATACGGTAAGATAGAGCACCTTCCGTTGTTTCATAAAACCAAGTTTGGTCTGGAGATACTACTCCTTCAATAAAGGGATTGAAGATCTGAGCTTCAGGATCTTTAATCACCTCCTGCAGAAGTATCAGATTTTTACTACCAGACTTCGTTTTCACTTTGACATATTTACCATGCTTAAACTGAATGTAACCATCATCATCAACTTTGCAGGTATCCGAGAACTCAACCAGATATCGCAATGCAGCTGTTGTTTCTGCATATGTTGCCATTATACTTCCTCCATGCTGAATGATCTATTGGGCGAAGTAATTCGCCCAACACAAATATCCCAGTAACTATTAAATGTCGTTTGCTATACAATTAATAAAATTTCCCAAGTTGGCAATGTTGGAATTAGTACAATTCGTATCACCAATCAATTGGGAATTAATTCCGCCCAATACATTGTTGTTTTGATAAATTCCTTGGTGTGGAGTTGAGTCAAGAAGATTGAGTACGATATGACTATCTCCACCACAAGAACAGTTACATGACAAATCGAATTCTCCTTGATTCGCTTTAATGATATCAAATAAATCCCTTTCTAGAATTCGAATAGCTGTACGTACTCGACATTCCAACTCTTGCTGAGTACATACAATAAAACTTTCTGCATTCAGTAATTGTAGATTTCTATACGGCGAATGATAATGAAATCCCAAAGACATCAATCCTACATTGCTCAAAATTGCTGGCATAGCTGATGCTATTAGTGAAGAAAAGATGTTATTGGCTGATGTATACGATTGTGGAATTGGATCAAATTGACTGGCCAAATCTTGATATACTGGTTGAATGTCTGGATCATATGTACGCATAAGTATACCCATATTGATGGGTTCATTAATCGGTAATCCTACATATAATTCATTGGTAGTCTCTGCATAAAACTGATTATCGATCTGATTAGCTACGACATCCCTACCAAATTCCCCAGGCAATCCATGTGCAGACCTATAATGTTCTGACAAAGTACCACTATATGCATCGTAGCCTACATCTTCAATTCCTCTAATTACGTTATTTATAATCTTTTTGGTATGCTGATGAGGAATATTGACATTTGACGAATATGTATCATGCTTCGGTTTATTTTGGAGAATATCCGGAGTTCCTATAATTGAAGTTATAGATCCGTCCGGAAGTGCATCTGCCATCTTTCTAAGATTCGATGGTGTCATTAGTACCATACTCTCATTGGTTAATGTAGATAGGGATTGTCCCGGAACTGCATCTACATCACTGACCGTATCTTGTGAAGTTTTTGGACCATATGCTCCAATAGTGGTATTGAGATTAATAATACTCTTGTGGGTCACGATTAAAAATGCACCCATATTTACAACATTACCATTTCCAAGATTGTGTGGATTAATTGGTTCTTCCAAACAATACCCATAATAGAGAGTTCTATTTCTGAGTTGGTTGTTCTTAAAGCCCAACGAATACTCATCATTATCAACAATAAGAATAAAGGTCCAGAAATCAGAAAGTCTACTCGTTTGGAGATTGTATCCTTGTGCGGATGGTAGTATAACACTTTTTGCACTCGGAAGATTATACAATCGATCCAGATTGGGATGTATAGGTCCCGAAGTCAGCGGATTACCTCCGGATCTTCCATCACTTAATGTCTCATATACATCTTCCATAAACTGTCCATTAAAATTATAAATAATAGGGCGTTTATAGTGATCGGCTATACGTTTTGGCGAAAATACATACATTACTGCATGTTTATCTGACGCTACTGCAGTAGACATACCAGTGGGTAGCTGGTTTGGTCCAAATTCCATGGTTAATCCCTCCAGGTGATAATAGAATTTGATACTAATGGGTATAGATCCATATCCCATACGTATCTACTGATACACTTGTGATCATTAAAACACGAAATGATTAAAGTATCATCAAATCCAACTACAATATGAACTTGTGTAATATTGGCATTAAGTGTCTTAATGGTCTCATCTAATGTTCTAGCTAAATCATAAATTACATATGTATTAGCTCCTTTCGATTTGGTGGTGAATCTCATATTAATAGTTGAATCTTTAGATATACAGAACCTTCCTTTAGATAATGTATATCTAACATTTAGATCAGTAATTGAACTAAACCAAATCAGTTCCAAAATATTCAATATTGCCGGATGTTGTTCCATATAAATGATAGGGACATCAGAAGTAATATCGACAGGAAATGGGGTTGTAATAATTGGCGATTTAGTTCGTCGGCGCGCTATAACTGATTTGGGGATAGGATTATTACTAAATCTTAAACTAAACATATCATATGCTAATTCTGAATTTATAGTCGGATAACACAAAGCATCAAATATTTCATTACAGTAATCTACCAAATAAATATTCGATAAATTATCGAAGAAAGTATTTAGATATATATCAATCATATGATTAGTAACTTTATCTGGTTCATCGTACAATTGAGTATTATCGCATAAGCCACACTGGATAGTTAAATTATCTATTATATCAGCTTTTTCCTCTCGATATTCTTCTATCATATCAAACAAATCTCGCTGATGAATATCTTTATCAACAAAGAGGCATTTCCAAATATCTTTCATAATTGTAGTATTCAAAAACTTATTCAGAAGAGTTTCATGTGATCGAGTTACTCCAAATATATTGTTTTTGATATATGTCATCTGTTTTGGAAATAAATATACAGATACTGACATACAGTCATGTATTTTAAGTATGTATGGATATAATTCATTATTGTGTTGTAAACATATACGTTCTCCAAAAATATAATCAGAATTGTTACCATATTGTTCTATAATCTTAACTTTCTGTATTGGAACAATAGGTGTAACTAATTCATCCCCTACAGGTACCAGTAAATCATCTTTTGTATCAGGAATGATGGAATACACTGAAGATTTACCAAAGTGGATACCTGAGGGGATAGCACTTTTAGAGCATACGGTATCCAATACGCGATTAGGGATCATTACAATATATCCTCTCTATCTCTTTGTCCAACCATTTCTAGAGTATGCCAAATAAATGTATAAATGTGCCGAATTATAGGTTCTTCATAAGTATACGGCTTTTGGTTTGCATTTGGTATATTCATCAAATCCCAATAATTGGGAGCTGTATTGTAATGGTGGATGTTATTAGTTATAAAATTAATAATACTCTTCGTTTTTGTATCCCAAGAGATATTTCCTATGGCGTAGGGAAACATTCTCTTACAATTATTATAAGCATATCCACTACCACCACGATTCATTTGTATTTGTCTATCTACAAGCGATATTTCCTCTTTTACTATTCCCGTAGGAACAACTGACAATAGATGTATTACCGATGGATGATGTTGTATCTTAATAAGATATAATTGTAACAAAGCTATAAGTTTAATGAATGTACCCACATGAAGAAAATACATACTTTTTGCGCCACCTAATCGATGTCCAAAAAATGTACAAGTAATATACTTACTTACTTCAGTTATGGGAACAGGATTGTTATTATAGTACTTTACAGCTCTATTAAACTCTCTTTTACTCAATCCATATTCCGACAATACAGAATTGATCATTCGTTCTGTTGCTAGTCGAATAATAATAGGTACATCTACAGTTGACCTACTACTGTATGATTCCGTTTCGAGTCTAGATACATTACCTTCAGCATCCGAAGAAAACATATCAGGACCTTTACGTTCTTTGATAGTATTCTTTGTACTCAAATTAATATTGAGACTATCTAAACTATGTTTACTACATGTAACAATATACACCATAATGTCGCCATCATCTCTATATAAATCTATATTGACAAATTTCTTTATCAGCATAGATGAATATATTGATAAGCTATATCTTTGTAGTGTATATCCATTTGCTGTCGATGTCAACTCGATAGCTTTACCTTTAGCAACAACATTTTGAATATAGTACAATAATTTTTCAGTAAGATCGTGAAAGTCTGCATCTAATACCTTTTTAAGTATAGCTGTACAATGCGTTTCCTTTACACTATTATCGACTAACTTTGAAATTTTGAATATAATTTGCCCAAATACTGGGCAAAATAATTTGCAGTACACGATGATTGCAAATAATCCTAGATAGTCCTCCAGGTAAAATGTAGTTCGTTTATTATCCTGAGGACGATTACCAATATTCTCCAAATTTGGAATATGTATATTTGAAACTTTAACCCAATTATGTATCTTTTCAGATAGTCCTATAGTCGATGTAGTTTGATATACCAGATCCATGATCTGATCAGTGATAGGAATAAGTTGATCTATTTCGATAAACTCATTTTTCAAAATAATATTAATATCATAGAACATCCGACCTAATAGTTTTAGATCACTCTCAGATAAAGTCTTAAGACAATAATTAACTGGGTTTAAGAAATTCCAAGCTTCGGGATCTCTACTAATTCCCAATTTGGCATATGTATCGATACGAAAATAAAGATCAGATTCTTTAAACCCCTTAACTCCAATATCTAATCCTTCCATATCGATACATGCGACATTGGTTAAGTTATATTCTTCACCTATTGTGCGACATGCAATTTTCATATATTCCCTCCTATAGAAATATATTAGGTTGGTACAAATGCATATAAGTGTATCATTTAAATAATATATATCTTTTTATCTAATGATTTATCTAAACTATAGATAAGAAAAAGGAGAAGGGTTATCCCTTCTCCTTTTATATAGCAAATTTAAAATATGCTAGAGGAGTTAGATTTTACTCCTCCACCACCACCAAACTTAGTTTTAGCCTGAGCCATACGTTCCGCATCCCTAGAAGCAATAATCGCTTCAGGTAGAAGTTTATCCAATACTACATTACAAAAGCCTTCAAATGCAAGTTTGCTCCTACTCTTATCGTCCAAAGCTTCACTACCGATTTGAAATCCCTTACTTGCCAAAATAGGATATCGAATAGGTTCTCCCATACCTTTCCCCTGAAAATCCATATAATAGATTCCAGATTCGTCTTTACCAAGAATGAGAATAGCCGACTTGTTAAACTTCTTTGCTTCAACATCCCACTCATTATGAATAAAAGCTTTTGTACTCCCCGGACTAGCTTCCAGCAATTCATGACAAGTATTTTTGAGTGCCTGAATTGAAGAAACCGACAGAGGAAACTTTACAGGCTTGCCGTTAACAAATGTGGAAAACGAAGCAAGTCCATTATAAGCCCCCAATGCCAAATTCTGCCCTTTTTCTTTTCCAAATAACCGATAGATTCCGTTAGTGTCGATCATATCTATTTCTCCTTACAAACTAAAGAAAGTTTTAATAAAATTTCAAAACATCCAAAATAATTTTGTCAACATTGCACCTAGTTATTAAATCTGTTTTGATCTCCGATTCCGTACGAATGTGCCATTTTCGAGTTTCTGCAACCTCCAAAGCTAATTGTTTTTCCTTTCGTTTTAAAATTGGATTAACTAATAGCGAATCGCCAAATACTAGATGCGTATACTTATTAAATGGTATGAACTTGTTTTTAAATATTTTCTCACCAAACTGTTTATAATTTATTATATTACCAGTAAAACTCTCTAACACCTCAGTATGAAAAATTAATTGATAAAGATGCCAATCAAGTGCACAATGGGATATAAGTAATACATCACTACTCGATCCCTTTTTCGTATTATTCATAATAAATTTATAAATGTTAAATTGGGGAAAACTGGCATCAAATGCATCTACAAATATTCGAGTCTTATTTGTATTGTATATATTAGTTAATCTATTTGGTAACATTTTACCTAGCGATTGTGTCAGTTGTTCTATTCTAGCCTTATTTCCCTTTATAGATCTTTTGTGTATTGATAACCCATTATAATTAGGGACGTAAAATAGTATATCAGAGGATTCAATAAAACTTTCATTATACGAAATGATATAACTTTTAAGTAATTCTAGTTCATTATTGACTCGAGATATAATTTCCTCATCAGACAAATTTGAATCATAACAATTTCTTATTATCGTCATAAGATTTATAGCATAAACATCTCTATGTATTTTAGATGTTATAAATGCATTATTGGCAAAATAGTTAAGTATAGCATTTGTCCCTACCGAACAATCATTAATTACAACACCATCTTCAGTTTTCGTTTTACCGTATTCGTGTTCGTCATAATTACTAATCGTCGGTATAGGTGTAGGGTGAGTAAATGATATATTTTGCATAATACTCTTCCTCAATTGTTAAGATGATATCTAAATTATACAATTATCAATTTGAATAATTCATTATACTTTTTATTTATATATTTTGTGATAAATGACCCTGTCCCATAGGGCAGGGTCATTTAGTGCTTATATCACAACATATCGAGCAGATTTGATATTTCTTCGATGCATAACAAACAAGACGACTGTTCATTCAAAAATCCATAAATGAGACTTGGTAAATTCTTTTCAGAAATATCAACGTCTTCACAATAGTTGACGTCTAGATCATTTTCGGATAATGATAATCCTGGTTTAACTTTTGACGATTTGGATGAAAACTTTAGATTTGGATATTTGTCAGATACAACCTTATCGACAATTTGACGAATTTCAACATCGGGATATATAAATCTTACATAGCCAAGACGAGTAGGATCATTTACTTCTTCGACAATAGCTGTAAATGTATCAATTATTGCATCTTTGTCCTCTACTGGCATATGTGATAGATCTATCGATTTGAATAATGTAGCATCAGTATTTTTAATAAACTTAATGGATTTATCTATATAAAAGAAACCTTTATCTTCTTCTTCATTATGAGCTAATCGATCAAAACTACCATTGTACAATACTTGCCCATATTGAGATTTTGTATGTACATGACCCATTAAGATAAGACCGTCGTCTGTCAAAATATCTTTAAATTGATTAGCAGTATATGTTATCTTAGGTTCATGTGGAATATTAGGCGGCAGTACATGAGAAAAATACCCATGCCCACAGACAACATCTACTTTATCCCATCCGACTTGTGTCAATAATTCTCTAACATAAACCAACACCGCTTTAGAGGAGTCGTAAGGTAGATCGTCTGGAAGATATAATACTTTTAAATCTAAATGTTCAATATATTCTAACGATACCGAATCGTAATATTGGAAATTTACTTGTATTCCTGATCCTTTATGTAAAGTATTAATCATCTTCGATTGGTCACGATCGTGAGTATACGTACCTCGCAATACACGTAATGTAACATTATATTTTTCACATTCGCGCATCAATGTAAGTATAAATGACATACCAATACGAGCTTCTTGTCCAGATAAGTGTAAGAGTGTATGATATAAGTCTCCAGCTAAAAATACAATATCGACTTTACTTACATAAGGAATAAAATGTTTCAATAACTTATCATGCACTAAAAGACTCGGTACTCGCGGATGCCCAATATGAAGATCACTTATACTAAGTATCTTAGTTTTCATAGTAAATTTCCTTATACTAAATTAAGTATCGTCTTCCCAGTCCATATCATAAGAATTAGAAACGTCTTCTAACACTTCTGGAGTTGTACTCTCTTTGCCCGATAATTGATTGTAGAATTTTTGTAAGCTAAGTTTGTAATCGTCCTTAGCTAATCGTAATCGTTTTATATTATCGTCGGACAATTGGCTATTGAGTAAATTTGCCATCATCGCTTGAAACGCTTCAGCTTTATATCGCGGAACATCTGATTTAGCTACAGCATTAAATGCATCTACGGAACTAACATATTGTTCATCCATCTCTTTGAATTGTACAAAGACTGGCGGAATTTCTAAAATTACTTCACCGCGATCGACAACCTGTAAAGGTTTATACGGATCGTATGTTTCATTAAATTCTTTTGCTAAATCTATTAATTTACGTTCTTCAGCTATAGTACGCTTTAATGAATCTTTAGGTACTAATATAGGAAAATATTTTTCAAACTTAGATAGTTCTATTATATTAGGAACTTGTTCTAAAGATTGAATTTCATCATACAAATCATCTAATACTTTTACATACTGTTTATCTATTATACCATTTTTAATCAACTTTTCTTTGGGTATTTTTTTCATAAGCGATATAACACTCCTCTATTTTTAGAATTCCAACTTAACCTGTTTATTATCGTCAACTTTTATATAATTTTGTAATTGTACAACATCGTCGTCAGTAATCACTTGTATTTCGACAGATAAAGCGTATCGTGATTCGTCAATTGTAGTTGGAGTACACTGAACACTCACTTCGCTATTTGGAAATAAGTTACGATATACTTTACTCAAAACATCAGAAGTTACACTAGAGAGAGATTTAGGATCATGTTCGGTTTCTGCAGCCAATTTATGAAATGATATTTCTTCCTCAGAAAAAGTATTAGATATTCCACTAGGTATAGAAGTAAAATGTCGCAATACATAGACAATCATTTCAGATATATCAGATAATTGTGGATTAGAAATGTGCATTGTAGGAATTATGATAGCCATATTTCAATTCTCCAATTTAAACGTACTAAAAAATTATATAATATAGAAGACGGATACGTATCCATATCCGTCTTCTATATGTAAGATTTATCTGAGAGGAGAATCATAATCTGTCGGATCGAATAACTGATCACGCAATATCTCATCGAGGTATTGGCGAGTCTGTTCAATATGATCTAACTCTTCAAATTCTAACTCAGGATCAGAAGATTTCCAAGTCCACTCTAAAGTGTACTCACCTTTCGTACTTAGATCAATATATGTATTCATAGAACCATTATTAATCAATCGCCCATATACGTCTTCGTCGGGAAGATTTTCTGGCTCATATCCAAATCCATATACTCGACCTTGCTTATGTAACTTCCTTACAGGCTCATACATAAGAATTGGCATATGCATAGATGGCGGAACATATTGGTAATCGTCGGGTTTAATGAGGGGAGCAATTACATCATTTCGCAATAACTTATTAGCTGCAGATTTGATCTGATTTCCAATTTGTCGAATCGGTTCAATAATATTCTGCATAAATACTTGTCGACCTTTATTGAAGATATCGTGTACACTACCAAAATATCCAGAACTCATACCCAAATTCTGATTGATACTCTGGATTAATTCTTGTGTACCCGACGTACCCAAAAGTGCCCCTGGAGTAATATTCCCGGACAATTGTAGTGGTGGTAGTATCATAGAAATTATCCCTCCTTGATAATTTACATACACACTTGTCTATCTATTGTACTTATGTTATGTTAGTATTAAGTGAAATATTACAATTATACAAATTATTTTACTGAATTTTTCATAACAACAACATCGATTATAGGACACAAGGATCCATCTGAATTTACATAATACACTATACCAATATCTTGAACATAATAATACGTATCAATATTAGATTTTGTACGAAAGAATGTAGCTACCTTTTGGGAATGTGGGTGTAATTTTTTACTTTCTTCAGATCCATAATATTTTCGTAAGAGTTTTTCTACTTTTCGCATATCTGAATCAAATATCTTCATTATTATGATCTTACCTAGAACCCATAAACATTCAGCCTGCATAACTATATAGAAAGATAGCAAATATCTAGTAAATAGATCATATTCGTTATGTAATAAACGTGTTATTGATCCAGCAAAACTGATAACTATAACTGCCCAAAATAACCCAATATACTTATTTGTCATATAAATATCCTCAATTATAAGTAAATAGATAATAGAGATGTGAGGATGCGATAAGGTTAATATACGCATCCTCACACAATTTCTACTACTATCAATCTCTTAACCAAGAATTCAATAGTACATACTCTTGAACGGCTAAGCTGACCATAGTAACATCAGCTTTAGGACATTCAATAGATGTCATCGACTTACTAGGATGAAAATTCCAATAATGTTTAACGGCATCCATTTCAAATATAGCCAAACAGTTAAGCGCATCCCCATCAAACGTACATATTCATCTAAGATCGTTACTCTCAGACCGCAGCATTACCTGCAGCTCATACTTTCATATGAGACTAGATCATATCTTCACCCTAATAGGGTGCCTCCCGCTTCCACCTCACTTGAGGTGTACTCCGATGCCTCGGATGATCGTTGAAGTTTACTCATATCCTAACGGACTTAGAGTCTTACCTGCTGATTGTCCACATATCTCCATACTTTTTAGACATTCACGCCCATCTTTTCAGATCACGTTGTAGTGTACAGAGCTTTAGGAGTTTCCAGCAATTCAAGAGGTTTTCATCACAACATTACTGTTGTGAGAGACTTACTACATAGATTTAAGTAATACAAAATTCCCAATTGTATACTTATCTTTATCAGAATTTAAGAATGTCCAAACTATATCCGGAGATATACCCATTAAGAGGAACTTGATACAAATTTTTATTTCATAATAATAGAGTGTTAAGAAGTTTTGGGAATTTTTTAACCAAGTTATCTTGGCTTTTATCTATGTAGATGTCCATCTGCATTAGGACCTTTTACAATAGCACTCGAAATTGCTATTGTAGTATCTGTTATATCTCGCTTAACTTTGGTTACAAATACTAATTGTATAGATTGATGAACTAGACTTGGATTTCTTTGTAGCAATACCGGCAATCCTGACAAATTAACTTGTTGTCCATTTTCATCAACATAAGCAGCTTCTTCGATAAGTATTTTAAATATCTCATCAATATCTGGATCATATATAACTAAAGCTTTTGTAACTTTAGCTAATGCATCAATAACCTCATAACCCTTACGGTTAATCAGTATATTCATAATCATTAGCTTGTAAGTATTTACTCCAATCTTCCATGGAATATGAATTTCATCAGCTTGTTGTGCTCCAATAATAGGAATGATAACAGATCTAAACGTACCATGTAATCGAGTACCAAAGATATGTTTTCTAATAAGTCCTTCTTTTGATGCCAACTTTTCTTTGATGATTTTCGTTAAGTAGTTCACGTACGACTTATAAGCTCCAAATGTGACCTGTTCTAATTTTGTCGGATGCGTCACTACAGTCCTAAGCGTAAATGGAATAGTTACCAGATCGATAATAGCAGACAATATATCCTTACTACTACTATCTGCGTATGTTAATGATCGTCCTTCCTTGTGAATGGGGTGAAGTTCGTTAGACAGTATAGGCAATTTAGTACACCAAATTTTATCTCGATATCTATCCAAGAACCATTTGATGTAATTTACTTGTTTTTTAGTCCTAGTTTTATAATGGACGTGGAGAAAGTAATCCATCAAATAATCAAAGTTATCTTTAAGATAATTAAATCCTTGTCCCAAAATTACATTAGAAAGTTCTTCAGGAACAACAGCATCTACATCTAGCATGATATCAAGATACGATTCATTTGATTTCTTTAACCAGTCCGATAAGATCATATACGCAACTGGGTGCATAAAAGCTTGAATCCCTGGAGGTGTACCAATCCACACTTTGTGTTTAAGTGAATCTACAAATTGTGACTCAACTACAGATTTGCAAATGGGACATTTAGATCCGATATAATAATTACCCTTTAGATGTCCACATTCACATTCAGCAATGTATCCAATATCCTCATTCTTATTTTCAGTATATACTAAATTTGTAACAGCTTCTGCAAAATTCGGTTCTGTAAAAGATATGTTATTTACGAGTACTGCATCTGGATTATCGGAAAATAGTTTATCTAGATCGATAATACCTAACATCCGATTTATAGTTTCATCCATATACGTATTCCCTCCTTTAGTTAGAATATATATGGAAATAGATCTATACACTTTAATAATATATATCTACAAATGTGATAAAAAATAAAGGGACATGCAATTCTCTGTACTATATGTCCCTTTATTTTATAGTCGAAATAAGTAGGAAATTATTCACTCACCCATTCCCAAGTAATGGGAATAACTACAAGTTGTTCAGTATAATGTCGAGGATCAGTCTGACCATATTTATCCATAGCCCAAATCCAACCTACACTACTTGCAGGTGTACATGACCATACTTTAGATATCCCTTTTTGTTGCATAATATTCAACAGATCAGTTTTCTCAGCCAAAAGTACCAACATGTCAATAGTAGGTATAGAATATGATTTAGTCAAATTGTTATTATAATCTAAAATATAATCAACAACAGACAACATTGTATTATTTTCTTTGGATTTTTCAAGATACTTTTCAGAAGCGATTATTGTTTCGATAACTTTTTCAGGAGTTGCAATATTGACATTATCCATCAAGATCTATAGTCTCCTGTTAACTATTAATTCTATTGATAAAAATATAAAGAGACACTCTCGAAATGAGAGTGTCTCTTTATACTACATACTACCGGTAGTATCCTGCCGGATTCTGATAATGGTACCTTCCCTGTCCATAACGGGAACCCATTGCGGATGTAACTGCGAACGAACCCGAGCCATAGGCTTCGGACTGCTTCAAGATCAGATCCATATTGATACCAGACATGGATACCAAACTGGTGGAGATGTTCAGTACCTTATGTACAACTTCGCCCATCGTCCTAACGAGCTCAGCATCCAGTACACAAGTCTGACTGATATACAATCGACGGAATTCGCTCATAATTTCTCGAACCAAATCAGCTCGAGGCATGGGATCGATATCTCTTCTCATCAACTCAGTCACACGAGGATTATTCCCCATCGATCTTACGCAGGACAGATAGTCAACAATACGACTATCGTACACATTCCCACTACGAGCAACGTATCCAACAAATTCTTCAAATACTGAACGTGCGGGAATAATATTGTTGGGAATATTCAACCCAAGGAACTGTCCAAAAATATTTCGGACAAGACCATCAGCTTCCTGAGTCCGATCAGCCAACAGTTCAATACGAGGAATACGAGCTCGACCATCGACAATATCGATTGCCAGAACAGGACGTTCGCAATAGATGTTGATGAACTGATCGCGTTCTTCTACGGAAGAAGCTGACCAAGGCTGACCATTTTCCGTACGAATCAAATTACCAATATTCGGCTTATCCGATTCAAACGATGTAAACTGATTTCTCCACAACCCTTTACCAATAAACAGATCGGCAGCAACAGAGATGGCAGTTGCAGCCATGGACATGGTGGGCAGAGAAGATACGATATCAGTGATGTGTACAATGGGCACATATTTGGTAGTCATCCCATCTGCAAACGAAGGTAGGAATTCAACATAAGCCAGTACCCCGACAATAGGAGTAAATCGAGCCTGCTGATATTGATCCTGTCTACCGCCCATGTTGAGAAGATCATCCTTCTTCATGTTGATAGTAAATCCAAAGTCTCCACGAGACTGGATCTTATGGGGAGACAGGGATTCAACAAACTTCTTGGTTCTAGATACATCGATATCCGTAGTATACTGAATTTTTGACATGGCTTCAATAGTCATGTCATTGACTACTTCAGACCGATACGCTTTGAAGATGGCACTGATATGATCGGCCATGAACTTGGGGCGATCATAATCTTCCGATGTAACAATGATACAATTGAGTACACGGAAATCCGAACCCATCATTGCAGCAGCAGAACGAATTGCTACCACATTTACAATCGAAGTAGGAAACTGGATATCTGTACCAACAGCTTCCTCAAAGTTAAGAACAATACCAACCTTACCCATTGCAAACAGAATAGCGCCGGACGGTTCATTCAACTGTCGAGTTTCTACAGACAACCCACGAGCAGCATCTTCCAACTCATGACGAACCGCTTTTACATACTCTGTACCTGCTGCCGAAATGTTAGCAGAAGTACCGAATGCCGAAATGATATCTGCAAAACTTGTCGGATTGGGAGCAGAAGATCCGGGAATAGTTCCACCAGTAGGAACTTCTTCTTCGATAGGCTTCTTCGTTTCAGTTGTTGCACCTTTCTTGCTAATTGCCATAACATTTCCTCCATGGAAGTGAGTTAAATAGTGCGGCACTAGTAACCGCAAACCTTTGTAATATGTATACAAATAATAAAACTTAACTTATCATTTATATACGTACATCACAATAATAATGTATATTTGAAAAACTAATCAAATATCAAAACTTGTCAAATGGGTACTTGAACTTAACGTTCCTACATACACATTATGCTTTAGGTATGTTTTTAAATATACAATACCGTATTAATGAATTGTATAGTATATAAAAGAAATATATGGGTTAGTTATGATATAATTCAAATAAACTATTATAGTTATCAGGAGATATATCTATGCTATTAGAATATATGAAAAAATTCATAATAAATGATACTACCTATAACAGTAATATATTGACTCATTATAATAACTATATTAGTACGTTGGTAGTTAGAGGCGCTTTATTAAAAGACAGACATTATGCATTTGGTGGAAGTGAAACTAAAGGTGTAACTATACTAAAACATATATTGAGTCTTGTCGATTTAAAATATTTAAAAAGTCTACCTAATGACTTTGAAAGATTTACAAATTACTTCGATAGAGTAAAACGAGATTGGATGGAAATTTATGATAATAATGCTACTAATAATGTATATAAGAAAACTTTTATAACCAAAAAATTATATACTTGTATGGAATATTTATTGCCGTGCGAGTGTGAAGATCCGTTGTCATTATATCCTATGGACAAAGATTGGTCAAGTTGGATGACAGCAAAACCTTTACGTTGTATAGATCACAATAGTAATGAATATACTACTAACATATTAAATGACCAAATAGCATTTAAGATCCTTACACCCAATTATGCAGTTTTTACTCTCGATCCTATACTATTGGGATTTATGTATTTTAAATATGTTGAATATACTGAACAATCTGAAGATGTAATCTTACCTATTCAACAATTCATTCATCGATATGTAATCGATAAGTTGATGGACGATTTACAAGATATTTGGTTACGGAATGAAATATATCGATTATTTACTTTAGAGAGTTCTAACGATATTACTAAAGACCATTTGAGCGATTCGCTAGTAGATCAGACATATAGTTATGTCGGATTACAATATGAAACTGCTATGAAAGAAGTTTGGAAAAAGATACAAGATATTCGGACACGAAAAACTAAACCTGAAGAATTTTTACATAGTATACAACTGACTAACAATAATTTAGTTAATTATATACATAACATTTTACAATATACACATATCCCATTTCTTAGACAATATACTTGGCAAAGATATTTACGAGATGCAACGTGGGTAGATTTAATATTGGATACTTTTCTACTCGATACTTCTCGTCAGAGTACTAAAAACTTATTAAAATATTTAGTAAGAAAACAACCAACAATCGAAAGATCAAGATTTTGGGACAATATACACGATCCACTAATTAAGAATGATGTAAAGGATCGGATAACTTATCAATTGGAGAAGTTAGAAAAATACGCATAAACGTATTCCTATAGGAGAGTACCCAGTTAGGGTACTCTCCTTATATTATATCTATTTTTGTTCAAGTCGTATTGATAAAGTGGCAGAACAATCAAATATATATTCATTTACTCGACCAATACAAGTAAATTCGTACTTTATATGATTACACAATCCTGTTCGGACATCATACCTACCATCGTCATCATAATGATAAATAGTTTTATGTCCTGGTTCTATCTCGAACCATGTACTATGCACCCACCCCAACACTAACACTGTAGCATTGATAGCTTCTAATCGACTAGTCTCTTTAAATATATTAATTGTTGGATTTCTATATTTTTGATAATATAGATTTTTCATCATCCCTTTTTTAGTCGTAGTCTCAGCAGTAACTGTATTCTTATTCTTTATATCTACACCCCTAGAACCTTTATACTCTTGAAACATATCTAACATAGTATCAGCTCTTATAAAGGATGTCGCATTACCAACCTCTTCTTGACCAAGTTCAGATAAGTTGATAGTATCAGTAGGAGTATTAGATACTACATGTATATCTTCATTTTTATAAGTATGGTAACCCTCTAAACCTGCATATTGATTCTGAGGCACATTGTACAAATTTAAAGACTTTGGCTTATTTGGATTAACTTCATATGGAGGATAGATATAGAGAACTCCATTTGTATAATAATAAGTCAATCCTTTAAAGTAAACACCATACCTATTTTGTAAGTATGTAAATAGGGAAGAAAAATCGTGTCCAGGCGGAATAATTATATGATCGTATACAGTAGTATTGTCTGGTTCTATTAAAGAAAGTTTAACAATTCCATACGCTGCCGTAATATATTCAATTACCTGCTTAACTGTCACTTTGCTAAACATGCCATTGAATTGTTGGTGTCTTAAATTGTACGCATTTACTTCCAACAATTGAAATACTACATTTATACGAGAAGCTATCTGATCGTCATACTGAGGACTGGTATCTTTATTCTGATATGACGATATATGAAATTGTTTTGACAAATCTTTAGTATTTTTAATAATTCCTTTATATTGGTATATCTCCGGTAATTTTGATATACTAGATTGATTAGTAATATGATCGATATATAAAAACTTAAGACTGATAGTTATATCCTGATGATGTTCAATTAACTTAACGTATTCGGCAGGATGCATTGATACTACCAATTCTATATCATCCATATAGTTAGCTTCAAAGTTTTGATCTATAGATATTTCTTCTAATATTGTATTTTCTATAACGATATCTGGATAATCGCTGATTGATATAATGTAATCAATTTTCATTATATTACTAGTAGCATTATTAATCACATCGTCAATACGAGACGATAATTGTTTACTTAGTTGATACAACACGATATTTCTCCGTTATTGCATCGGCCTGTTCACCTTGGCCCATTATAATTAAAAATAGATTTTTATTAACATAATCCTTTTCAAAGAACTTATCATTATGCATCAACTTCTTACAGTTGTTAGTAAGCTCTTGTTGAAATGTTGATAATTTTTCTAAATACGCATGAGCTTGTGGATTCTCTTTATGTAGATATAATTCATTTACATACATATCAAGATATTCTTTTATTTTAATATTATCTCCAACATTGATCAACGAAAAGGGAACATTGTTAGCGCGCATATCGATCATCTGCGATATAGTAGCTACAGATCTACCCATAGCATGACTTTCTTCGCAATATGTCGATTCTAATTCCCCGTTCAATATAGGATCGGGTAGTGTAGTATAATAAATAGGAGAAATTACTTCAAACGGTCTATTGTTAATAAATTCAACCGCTGACAGATATACCTTTTCCCCCTCATACGACTTATATGTCCTATTCTGTGGTAACATAATAATTGATATACCTCCCCGTTATGTAATGTTGGAAATAGCTACATCTATAAGGTATATATAGAGGCATATGTAATAAAATGCTGACAGCTGATCTAAACTTCTAAACTCTTTCAGATGGACCTCGATTAACTTATGTATATCTAAACTGGTATAGTCGGCAATTGTATCATACAACATAATCTCCAATTCTGTCATATTGGATTTATCGCCAATATAAAAGGATTTAGATAAAACATATGTTTCTTCTTCATTCGGATCAATTACCAACAATTCCTCTTTCTTAGTATTGATTAATTCACTATCGTCCAAATGAATAAATTGTCTATTGAGTAATCCAGTAATATTAGCATCCCATAATTCAGAAGTACTCCGTAATGTATAAAACTTATATCGCAAAGAATCGACATCACAATGTACAGCTCCAGTTAATAAGAACCAAATAGATGAGTAATAATCGGTTGCTTCAGGATATATTTGCATAGGTAATTCGGGGACATCTAAATAAGATACTTTAGCTTGAATAAATTCAACTATATATGGATCATAAATTCCATCTAATCTCATAATTGTGTTATATTCTTTATAGTAATAAGTTTGAAAGAAATATTGTATTAATAATTCTCTATATCTACGAAGTGTACGCAATTGGGCATAACTATCAGTTGTCAATAATGTAGCATTATGTGATAAATACTTTTGTTTATCGAAATAAAGTTCTTCACTAACTGACTGGTTTAATTTTTCAATATTTCCAAGTTCTTCATCTGCATATTCAACCAACCTAAAAGATGCTTTATGATATGTACCTTGTTGAATAGATAATCTAGTAATATTGTCAATAACAAAAATACCTATTTGACTATCTGGTAATGCATACAGAAAAACATCTCCTACATACGGATTAAGTCCTGGATATATTAGTCCCGATCCTACAATAGTCATAACTGTAGTTTCTTCGTCGTATGAAATATCTAACTGTCCCTCTAGTCTTAATTCAAAATCGTGAATAAGACTATACTCATCATGTACGCTATGTCGAAAAATAGTATAATCAATTTCTCCAGTTTGAGAAATTATAGGTGCTGACCTGTGATAATATTCAACATCAATAGGAGCCCCATCTGCATATCCCATCAAAGTACCATATACAGAATTATATCTATCTGGAGAGATAGCAGTTCTATTGATAAACGTATCCTTTACATCAGCTTCTCCATCTTTAATAATCTTAGATTTATCTTGTTGTGATAGTATATCTACCGACTCGGAATGGGTAGCTAAAGCCATTTGTGCCTCCTTGTCCTTCCAATAAAGGTCTATTGGCTTTGGAAACCAATAGTTGTTTGTCTTCTATCTCTTTATAGCCATCTAAACTCTCATATGTCGTAGCGTTAGTGGGTGTATATCTATCTCTATTGGGATATACTAATCCATTATCTACGTAAATATCTCCTCGGGATTTTAATGCATCCAATTGCCTAATAATTGTAGATGCAAAAAAATCATCATACTTTAATAATATAGGCACATATCTAGAATTGAGATTTCTTATTTCTGTTAGTTCACTTATAACGATATGATATCGTTTGTGTTTAATAGTAGATTTAACATATACGATTAAGTCTTGATCTATATCTAATAGGGAAGGATCTACTTGTACATCATTAGCATATATGGATATATTAAATAATGCATCAATATTAAAAGATGATTTACCTTGAAGTCTTAATGTTTCTATAAGAATTGGATGTAATTTACTTTCATCCGGCAATTCATTTATCAGATCTATTTTTGACACATGTTCTCCTTCTGGAGATTCCGGATCTAATAATAATGTTCCTATAAAAAATGGTTTATATGGATTATTGTGAATATTATTATTATATGTAGGAATATCCCAATCATCAAAAGCTGGATATCTAACTACATGTTGTATATATTTATCAATATAACGTTTAGATATATATTGTTGCATAACTACATCGACATCTACCCCCTCTACATCTGTAGGATGATAAGGGGTAGTAGGTGGACATATATCTACTGGTATCAATTTATTTTCTATCGTAGTGGGATAATATAGAGCTAAGATATTAGGTCTAGAAAATTGATAATAAAAAGATGTAGATATATTCCAGACATCTGGTAATTTATTAATCTTTTGAGAGTCAGGTTGTTCGACAGAAGTGAGTAATTCTGATAATACTCTAAATTGATTTTTCTGAATGACTATCTGCGTATTATCGTTATTTCTAGATTTTAAATAACTAATATTGTCATTACTACCACACTTTAAATATTTAGAAAATGTCATATCAGTATTAAACTCTTTCATTTGGTATAAAATGTGTAGAGCTTTAAGGGTAGCAATAGGAAAAGGATACGAATAATATATGTCATTATATTCAATTATAGATCCAGTATAGTGTCTACTATAGATAGCATCTAAAGTTTGATAAGCTATTTCTTTATACTTAAATGCAAATTGTATATTAAGATTTACTGAACAAGGTACTAATTGTTCTTGTAGATGTATATCAGCTCGCTTATCTACAAAAAGTGAATGATTTTCATACCTATCAAATAGAGTAGTTCCGTGCGCTGGAGTATATTTAGAAGTAGTCATAGGCCACTTTACATCTGCACTATTGAAGTTAGGAAGTACCTCTATATCTACTCTATTCGTAGTCAACTTGGGACGATGGTTTTTATCACTAGTTTGAGATGCAGCACTCCCCGGACTGTTATAATAAATTGATCCTTTTACTATATCCCAAATTCCTAATGTTGTAAATAATTTTTGAATAAGTTGTTCGGATATTGGTTGAATCATGTGAGTAATAGACTCATCAATTACTTTATAGAACGATGGCATAATATTTATCCTCCTATACGATGGATAACTTATATTATTTGCGATTATAGAATTAGACCATTTTATACTAGAACTAACATTTAAATAAATTTCTTGTTATCCACATGTAGATATAAAATTTTATGAAAAGGAGAATTTGGTATGTTAGAAGAAATTAATGCACTTATGCAAGTAAATAATGGAACTTACGGTGAATGGAATTTGGTCGATATCGTTATTCCAAAAGGTCTATTAGTATATGCTACTGATACTCAACAATTTAAGTTAGGTGATGGCAATACTCTTTATGTTCATCTCCCCGTATTTTTTGATGCTAAAGTTGCAGGCGATGTAGAAACTTTTAAAAATAATTTTCCTGCGATTTCACAAAATGATGCTAATAAATTACTAGTAGTAAATGGAACTGGAGATGCTTTCACTTTAGCAAATTTTACTATTCACGATTTGGCAACTATAACAGCGATGGATGCCATTTTAAATAATAAAGCAGCATCTGAACACAATCACATAATAAATGACATTGAAGGTATCCGTACTGCAGCTACTAGAGACGTCGGAAATGACATTGGACAAATTCCAGTTATTGGATCTGATGGTAAATTAGATCCTTCTGTAGTTCCTATGGTTGGCGTTGAATCGTTAGGAAAAGATGATATTATTACTTGGTTAGTAATGAAGCAGCTAATTGAAGATAATCAAATAAAAATGAATACTCCGAATGGTTATGCTGACGAATTCGAAGACGAAAGTCATATGGATATTACTAAACACGTTGGTGCTACATACAATTCATATGATAAAGCTTATACTATCACCGAAGGTGTTATCCAATCGTTAAGTGAAACTTTAGAAGTATCTCCAACTATTGTTCATACGTTTTTCCGATCCACTCACATGAATGCAAATATCGATTTCTTTTTTGAAATTTCTAGAGATGGTGGTACCAATTGGGCATATACTCCAATCCAGAAATTACGATTATCCGGAGATGATATAGAAATTTATAGTGGCGATTGTATGTTCGATTCTACTAATGCAAGCAAATCACTCGTTCCTAGTGATTTTTCTATTACTGACGACAAAGGAAGTATTACTCAATTTATTGTAGATACTCCTTTTACTAGTGGACATTTTGATACTGCAGCTGTAGGAATTGAAGAAGGATCTTTTATGACTATTTCTGAAATCGGTACAGTAATTATTACTGGTATAGATGGTGACGGTACAGTTGAAAATAGTGTAACATATACTAGTGATGGTATATAGCTAGTATTATAAGGGGATTATAAGATATGGAATCTGGAACTTATACAGTAGAACGTATTTCTAAAGTATCTGATACTTTAGGTTCATCTCAGGTAGGACTTTTTGGTAAAGTGGGAGCGATAAGTAAGTATACTATTGATGCCACTAAGATCAAATCTATTATAATGGATGAAGAATTAAATAACGAATCTATATATTACACCCTTCAATTTGGTACAACATACAAAATTTATAAAGATGGAGTATGGAAAAGTATCGTTAGAAATAATGTTGATACTTATGAATATTTGAATATTTCCGGATTGTGGGTAACGGCTCCTGAAAATACTAGCGAATCGGCCTTATACGCCGCCAGCTTAATAGCTACTAACCAAATGACTATAACTACATTAAATAATATTCCTTCAACTGCATATGGAGAAACTCCAGAATCAATTACAGTAATCTTCGGACCTACTAGCGAAGGTAATTGTATCTTGGAAGGTAAGCTTATAGCTACTTCTGAAGAATATTCTCCGGAAGGAACTGATATTCGATGGAGGATTACATCTACATCGCCAAATCCCGTTACTGTACACGGCGTAGCTTTAAATTGGAATTAATACAATTACAAGAGTCTCTCCCCTATTCGGGAGAGACTCTTGTTTACATTTGACATTTTATTATGGATATATACTAATTACCTTAAAACATATTATAACTTATATTCAATTGTATATCAAACTCAGAATATATATAAGGAGAAACTAATTATGATTAACATAAATGCATTATGCTCATTCCCATCAGGTACTGATGCAGAATGGCGGATGCTAACTACTCCACTACCTGTAAATAATATATTTTATGCTACAGACACTAACATCCTAAAACGTGGTGATGGAATACATCTGTGGGAAGAATTACCTACATTTTTAGATATCGATGCGATAGATACAACTAACGAATATTTAGAAAAAATGATTCCTTTGGATGGGACGCATATATCTAAAATGTTAATGACTTCAGAAGATGGAAAATCTATAATACCGACAATTATATCTCCTGAGGAAAATATCCCTACAGGAATTACTATACTTTGGTTTACTGAAACTCCACCTAACGGGTTTTTAGAATTAGATGGTTCGTGGTTATCTAAAACTACATACGATAAATTATATACGATTTTAGGCGACACTTATGGAAGTACAGATACACAATTTAAACTCCCAGATACACGAGGACAATTTGTACGTGGGTGGTCTCACGGTACATCTACTGATCCTGACCAAAATTCACGTACAGACCGGGGAGATACTACTACGGGAGATCATGTCGGTACTACTCAAACTGATGAAATTAAAGCTCATGATCATAATACCTTATGTAATACTAGAACATATGAACGAGATACTAGAACTACACTTTATGGTACTTGGTATTCTAAACGGGCAGGGGATTTAACTGTCGAGTCGACTGGGGGATCTGAAACTAGACCTAAAAATATCAACGTAATGTTTTGTATTAAATATTGAGGAGTTTATGTATAATGCCAGCACCTAACATATACAATTATCATGACATTACTTTTGAATATATAAATACTAGTATTGCTAAATTGGATCCACTAGAAACTATACATAGTGGAGTAGAAACTTATTTATTACCAGCAAATGCTACATTTGTAGAGATTCCTACATATACTAATAATCAGATTCCTGTTTTTGATGTACTTACCAATTCGTGGTCGTTAGCTGAAGATTATAGAAATGCCCAAGTATGGAATAGTGATGGTGATCCTGTTACAATTATGGAATTGG